TTTAAACAACCTTGTAGAAAAGAAAGAAATTACAAACGTAGAACAACCATTATTCCCCGATGTTTCAGAAAACGACGGCAATACGGAAGATACTCAATCTTAAAAAACGAGTTAAGATTATCCAAGGTGGAACTTCGGCGGGTAAGACCTTTGGAATAATACCCGTGTTAATTGACAAGGCAGCCAAGGTAGAAGGATTAGAAATATCAATAGTTGCAGAAACTATCCCCCATTTACGAAGGGGTGCGCTACGGGACTTCTTAAAAATAATGAAATCCACGGGCAGGTATTTCGAAGAACGTTTTAACAGGTCATTACTTCGTTACGAGTTTGCCAACGGAAGCGTAATAGAATTTTTTTCCGCAGATGATTCGAGTAAGTTACGGGGTGCGCGAAGGGACATACTATACATAAACGAATGTAACAATATTACCTTTGATGCCTACAACGAATTAGCTATTCGAACACGGAAGGAAGTTTATTTAGACTTTAACCCCGCCAACGAGTTTTGGGTACATACCGAACTAAAAGACGAATCAGACTCCGACTTTTTAATTCTTACTTACAAGGATAACGAAGCCTTAGACCAATCAATTATAGACCAAATAGAAAAGAACCGAGACAAAGCCAAGACAAGTTCTTATTGGGCTAATTGGTGGAAGGTCTACGGCGAAGGTCAATTAGGAATGTTAGAAGGGGTTGTATTCAGTAATTGGAAACAGATTGACACTATACCAAAGGAAGCCAAGCTAATTGGATTAGGGTTGGACTTTGGATATACAAACGACCCGACCGCAATAATTGAAATATACAATTACAACGGGCAACGAATAGTAAACGAGTTAGTTTACCAAACGGGGTTATTAAATAGCGACATAGCTAAGTTGCTACCAAAAAACGTAATAGTTTATGCTGATAGTTCCGAACCTAAATCAATAGATGAAATAAGAAGATACGGAATAACGATTAAAGGAGTAACAAAGGGTAAGGATTCCATAAACTACGGAATAGACGTAATTCAGCGTAACGAATACCTTGTTACTTCTAATAGCGGTAATTTAATCAAAGAATTACGCTCGTACATTTGGGACACGGACAAGCAAGGAAAACGATTAAACAAACCAATCGATTTTAATAACCACGCTATCGATGCGTTTAGATACCACGAAATGGAAACGTTAGGGTTAGGTTCATATTACGGAAGTTATGCAGTACGGTAATACGAACGACCTTCAAGTAATGATTGCGCGGGTAGAATCGTACATATATGAACGAACGGGAAAGCAGGTTAAAATAGTCTTTAATAATATGGCACGTTTTCCCCAACACTTTGAAATGCTTGTAAGGGCGCACGAATTTGTTTTGAATTACAAAAACACGAAAAATTAATTATAATAATATGAAGTTAGATATAGTCGTACCAAGTTCAATTAGTGAAATACCATTATGTAACTACCAAGAGTTTTTAAAGCTACAAGCAACGTCAAACGACGAAGAATTTATAGCACAAAAAATGATTGAAATATTTTGCGGTCTGAAATTACAAGAAGTAGTCAAACTAAAACTAACTTCTATTAATGAACTAATCGTACACTTTACGGAAATCTTCAAGGCTAAACCAAAGTTTAAACCTACCTTTAAAATAGGCGATATAGAATTTGGATTTATTCCCGACCTTGAGAATATAACCTTTGGGGAATATGTAGACCTTGAAAACTATTTATCGAAGTGGGAAGACTACCATAAAGCTATGGCAGTAATGTACCGACCTATTACAATTCGTAAAGGAGAAAAATACGAAATAATGGAGTACACGGGGGCGGCTGCATTTAGTGAAGGTATGAAGTTCGCGCCTATGGACGTAGCTATTTCTTCAAGTGTTTTTTTTTGGAGTTTAGGAAGCGAGTTATTAAGCGCTACCCTCGATTATTTGACGAACGAACTGAAGACGAACGAGAAAGAGTTTCAGATTTTAGCGCACGAACTCAGTTTGGGAAAAAGTGGGGGTGGTATTCAAGCATTTACGGACTCGCTAAAGGAGATATTACAAAATATGACATTGTTACAAAATACGGATTATTTAAATGTCTCACCTATTTGACGTTTGAATCTGAGAAAAACGAAATAGAATTAATGGAAATAAAAAAGGCTAAATTATGACGGGTTACTATTCACTTCTTGACACACTTAAAACACACTTCAATAACGACCCCTTGGTTAACACAATAACGCAAGGGTCTATTTTCAACGTCGATTTAGGCAAACAGAATATCTTTCCATTGGTTCACGTTATGGTAAACAACGTAAACTTTAACGACAACGTTATTAGCGCATCTGTTACTATTCTCGCAATGGATAATGTGAGCCAACGAAAAGAAGAACCTACGGGAAAGTTTGAAACTTCAGACAACGAAATAGACGTTTTAAACACTCAGTTAGCAATACTTAACAGATGTTTTGAAATGCTAAAACACGGTAACATTTGGGACGATTTATACCAACTAAACGGCGCACCAAATTGCGAACCATTTATAGAACGATTCGAAAACTACTTGGCGGGTTGGGCTATGACTTTTAACGTGGACTTTCCAAACGAAATGACTATCTGTTAAATGGAAAAGGAACGTCAATTAGAAGCCTTAAAAATATTCCGTGACCACGTTATACAAGAAGCGCGAAACAACCTTTCTGCAAAAAATAGTACGGGTAGCCTTCAGCAGAGTTTAGAAGGTGAAGTAGCCGTTAACCCCAATTCGATAACGCTTTACTTTGAAATGTTAGAATACGGGTTTTACCAAGACAGAGGGGTTAGGGGTGTTAAGTCGGGACGTAGTTTAAGCGATTTCCAATTTGGCACGGGTACGGGAGCGGAAGGCGGGTTAACCAAAGGTATAAAAGAATGGGTTAAACGTAAAGGGTTAAAGTTTCGAGACAAGAAAGGAAAGTTTCTTTCTTATGATATGACCGCCACTTTCATAATTAGGTCAATTTGGAATCGTGGTATAAAACCAAGCCTTTTTTTTACAACACCTTTTGAAAAAGCATTTAAGAACTTACCCGACGAAATGGTAGAATTATACGGATTAGAAGCCGAAGAATTATTTGATACGATAATGAAAGAAAACTTTAAGAATTATGGCGATTAGTAGAATATTTGCACGAAGCCCCTACATTGTGGAAATTAACCAACCTACACAAGAAGGTAGCAAGGTAGAATTATATATTTACCAAAACGGAAACCCGCCCCCAACGTCACCAAGTTACACGTTGGAGAAACTGATTCCCGCGTCAAACAATACGCAAACGTTGTACAATATTTCCCCTTACCTATTGGAGTATATTGAACACACCACGTTTAATAATAACTATTCTACCGACGGGTTAACGCTAAACGTTACCGAATACATTATAGTTGACGTTAAAGAATATTGGTTAGACCCCTTTACGCAAAGTTACCAATTGTTAGGCACTACGACGTATTGGGCTTTTGACGGATTCGGGTATTATTCACAAGGGTACAACCCTACACACGGAACAACTATGCCCGTACACCTTGACGAAAAGAACTATTACTTTTGGTCAGACGCAAATAACAACCCTTTGTTAAATAGCCTTCAACAAGCGGGTAATTTTGTCGGGTATTTAGAAAATGGTTGGACGGTTAAGTATACGCAATTACAAACGGGTTTAACCCACTCTTATAACATTACTGCGGATAATGTATACAACCTTTACCGAGTTCGACCAAGTTATTATCTTACGGGAAATAAAGTAGAAATTCTAAACGGACTTGCCGTAATTTGGACGGCTACATTTAATCCTATCGAAGAATGTAAATACGACGTTCAAGTCGTGGACTTCATTAATATGTATGGGGCTTGGCAAAGGGAATTTTTCTTCAAAGCATCTTATGAAGGTTTGGAAACTTCGACTACCGAGTTCAACCTAATGCAAGAAATGGGTTTGTTTGGAAGTTGGAATACACAAGCCAACCAACGGCAAACCTTCAACACTAACGGAATAATTAGCTACCGAGTTAATACGGGTTGGGTAGATGAATCCTTTGCTTCTAACCTTCAGCAGTTAATGTTAAGCGAAAGAATCTTTTTAAATTATCAACCCGTCAAACTAAAAACGAAATCAATCGACAAGCAAAAGAGCATTAATAACCATATGATAAACTACGTTATGGAGTTTGAGCAAAGTAATGATTTAATAAATAATGTTATCTAATGAAAAGGCAAGTACGGGTTTTTGTAGAAGGTCAAGAACTTGACCTATTCAACGACGAAGTAATAGAAGTAACTTCTACTATTCAGAACATACAAGACATATCGAAAACGTTTACCGATTTTTCGCAGTCGTTTACGATTCCTACAAGCCCCAAGAATAACGCGATTTGGCAATACTTCTACGAAAACGCTTTGAATAGTTCTATTAACTACCAAGAACGTTTGGACGGATATATTGAAATAGATATGACCTTTTTCAGAAGGGGCAAAATACAGATGGAAAAAAGCCAACTAAAAAACGGACAACCCGAATCGTACACGATAACATTTTACGGAGACGTTACAACCCTTAAAGACTTGGTAGGCGAAGACCTTTTAAGCGACCTTGACTACACCCCAATAAACCATACATATAGTTTCGCAGAAGTTTACCAAAGAATTACTAACGGGGCTATTGATTGGGACGTATGTTACCCACTAATTACTTCGAATAGGATTTGGGAATACGGCGCAGTTCAACCGACTGCTACCCTTCCAAATTGGTTGCCGTTTGTTAACATACCAACTAACACTAACGACATAAGAACGAACCAAGGGGCAATAGATTATAGGGAACTATTCCCCGCCGTTAGGGTTGCATCTATATTTAATCTAATCGAAAATCGATATGGAGTAAATTTCACGGGTACGTTTTTAAGCGACCCAAAGTTCACGCAATCCTATCTTTGGTTTAAAAATAGAAACAACTTTACGTTTACAACCCAACCCGAAAATATTACTTTAAATAGTTTTGTCGGTGGTGGTGGGTTTGGTACTTACAACCTTACGCCTTACGTCGACATACCAAATAGCACGG